ACCGGATGGCCGCGCGATTTTTTATAGTGGGCTTTTACTAAGGCCCAACTAGGATTGGACTAAAGGCCCATTACATACGGATGACTCTTGTTCCCAGAACTTTCTCCGTATGTCCCTTTACCTTTAATTTAAATCTCTCTTTATTATGTGTACAATTTCGACAGCTGTTCTGCACAATATACATACTGACTACGTGGGTAATTCTCGACCAAGTTACAGTGTTTAAGTCGAAATTGATTTTAACCTATCTCCATTTATGAGCTCATGTCTACTGAGTTGTACATTACACGTGTACCATTTAAATTGATCGGGTGGAGTCAATTTAAATAATTGTAAAACTTGACCTGTCTATATATTTGCTGACTAAGAATGAGCTCATTATTACGTGGGATAAAGACAATATATGATAATGTATCCTAATAGGCACAGACGTGCTTCTTTTTCTAGCCAACCACGTAATTACACACGTAATAATTTGATTAGACGGCAGTCATTATTCAAGCGTAATGATAGCAAACGACGACCATTTCAAACCGTGAAGACGGTTGATGAGTCCATGATGAAGGCGCAACGTATTCATGAGAATCAATACGGTCCAGATTTTTCACTGGCCCATAATACAGCCGTGTCCACATTCATTAGTTATCCTGATGTCGCCAAGTCTTTGCCCAATAGAACCAGGTCATATATTAAACTAAAACGACTTCGATTCAAGGGTATTGTGAAGGTGGAACGTGTACTTGCGGAGGTGAACATGGACTGTTCAGTGCCTAAGACCGAAGGAGTTTTCTCTTTGGTTATTGTAGTGGATCGTAAACCTCACATTGGACCCTCTGGGGGACTGCCTACATTCGACGAGTTATTTGGCGCTAGGATCCACAGTCATGGTAATTTGGCAATAGTTCCATCTCTAAAGGATCGGTTCTACATACGCCACGTACTAAAGCGTGTGATATCAGTCGAGAAGGACACCATGATGGTGGACATAGAAGGTGTTGCAGCCCTTTCTAACAAGCGTTTTAATTGTTGGGCTAGTTTTAAGGACCTTGACATAGAGACCCGAAAGGGCGTTTATGATAATATTAATAAGAACGCGCTGTTAGTTTATTATTGTTGGATGTCGGATACTGTATCTAAAGCATCCACATTTGTATCGTTTGATCTTGATTACATTGGATAAGTTTGTATAATAATAAAAATTTTATTTAAAATTTTTGGGCTGAGAACTATTACAACTACTCTTGATACATTCTTGGACAGTTGTCCTTACAAGTTCATTTAACTGGGCTACGGACATGGTTATGTTCGATTGGGCCCTGTTTGCACCAACTATAGATGCTGACTCTCCTGGATCTAGGACGCTGGCTCCTAGCCTCTGCATATCTCGATATGGATGTAGCTCGTTCTCTAGCTCTGACTCGCCCTCTGATTGACCCACTCCTATTGTACTCCTGGAAGCCCATGATTCACCAGGCCTTATTTCAATTGGGCCTCTGAGCCCAACTCTAGACATTGATGCGCATCTTATGGGCTTCCTCTCCCATCTCCCGTAGTCGACGTGCGAGAAATCCACATCCTTATCTGTGAACTGTTTTGACAGGATCTTGACAGTTGGTGCTCTGAAAGGAATGTCTACGGAATGCTTCGCCGTCGACAGCTTCAGCTTCCCTTTGAACTTGGCAAAGTGTGTCCGCTGATGAACGTTCGTGTCGGAAACTCTGTAATAGAGTTTCCATGGGATAGGATCTTTTAGGGAGAAAAAGGAAGCTGAAAAATAGTGGAGATCTATGTTGCATCTTATCGGGAACGTCCACGACGCTTGTAGTGATTCGTTGTCCGTCATCCTCTTGTCATGAATCTCCACTATTACAGAACCGGTGGCGTTGATGGGTACCTGCTGCCTGTACTCAATCACGCAGTGGTCTATCTTCATACAGCTACGACTGAGCCTTGCCGTTAACTGCGCCGCCGTCGACGGAAATTGCAGTATTATCTCAGTTAGGTCATGAGAAAGCTGATACTCGTCTCGCTGAGACTCTATGTAATTGAAAGCATGAGGAGGATTAACTAACTGAGAATTCATTTATTGAAAATAAGGCCGCGCAGCGGCACCGATACGAGAATATGATCAGGAAACGAAAATAATAAGGAAAATATGAACAGGAAAGGAGGATGTTAGGGTTTCGTCAGAAAGTTAAAGAAAAGAATATCATAATTGAAGGTGACTCTCGAACGGGCAAGATAATCTTCTCTATGAGAAGATAGAGAGAAGAAAAGTGTGCTATGGAAGAGTCTGAATATGATAAGATTCAAGGATTAGGTTGTTATATATAGGAGATGTTAATGATGAGTTTGCAATTAAGATATGTCCAATGATAATTAGACGATTAATAAAGAAGAAACTCTTGGTCGGGGCATTTTTGTAAATATTAGTGTTCCCCCGATATGTTCCCCCAATTGCTCTGGCTCTCAAAACTCTTATGAATTGGGGGAACTGGGGGAACTTATATAGTAGAAGTTCCTAAAAGCAGATCAACAACGTGGCGGCCATCCGTTATAATATT